ATTGAAAACATGTGGATGGATGGTCCTGCTGGAATGGGCACATTAAAGATACTACCTACACCAATGGGCGAGCTGGTTAAAACCATGTTGCAGTCTGGTGTTAAACTAGGAGTTAGCAGTCGTGGATCAGGTAATGTAAACGACGCAAACGGACATGTCAGTGACTTTGAAATCGTCACTGTAGATGTGGTTGCTCAGCCAAGTGCTCCCAACGCATATCCAACAGCAATTTACGAAGGCCTGTTAAATCACGCCGGCGGACAACGCTTGTTGGAAATGTTTAAGGACCCGGCTAAAAGCAACAAAGCACAGAGATATGTAAAAAGCGAAGTAATACGTTTGATACATGGTCTCAAGATACAGGAGAAATAAGCATGTTAGATGCTATTAAACCGTTACTAGATAGCGAACTGTTAAGTGAAGAAGCTCAGCAAGAAATTACTGAGGCTTGGGAATCCAAGTTAAATGAAGCCAAAGAACAAGTGCGTGCAGAACTACGCGAAGAGTTTGCACAACGCTATGAGCATGACAAAACAGTGATGGTGGAAGCTCTGGATCGTATGGTAACAGAAGGTCTACAAGCAGAACTTGAGCAAGTACAAGCTGAAAAGCAAGCACTGGCTGAAGATCGTGTCAAGTTTCAAGGCAAAATGAAAGAGTCAGCTACAAAGTTCAACAACTTTATGGTGACAAAACTTGCTGAAGAAATTGGCGAACTGCGTAAAGATCGCAAGATGCACACCGAAGGCGTTCAGAAATTAGAATCCTTTGTTGTACATGCTCTTGCACGTGAGATTCAAGAATTTGCAACAGACAAACAAGACGTGGTTAACACTAAAGTTCGTTTGGTGCGTGAAGCTCGCAAACAGTTAGAAACATTAAAAGGCAAATTTGTTACTGAAAGTGCCAAGAAAATGTCTAACGCTGTTAGTACACACCTCAAAGCTGAACTCAGTCAGTTGCAAGAAGACATCCGAGTTGCTCGCGAGAACAATTTTGGACGTCGTATTTTTGAAGCGTATGCAAGTGAATTTGGTGCAACTCATTTAAATGAGAAGCAAGAAGTTCGCAATTTGCATGACACAATCGCTGCCAAAGATTCTAAACTGGCCGAAGCCATCAAATTTGCCCAGAAAGCAAAAGTTTTGATTGAATCAAAAGAACGCGAAATGCGTATACTCAAAGAATCTAATCAGCGTGAAGCTGCGTTAGAGGAATTGCTTAGTCCTTTAAACAAGGAAAAGCAAGAAGTTATGCGTAGTTTGCTCGAAAGCGTACAGACAACACGTTTGTCCAGTGCTTTTGAAAAGTATCTACCGGCTGTTATTGCCGACCGTTCTGTGAAAGCCAAATCAGTGATCACAGAAACAGTCAGCGTAGCGACTGGCGATAAATCTGCCCGCAGTCCAGATGCAGATCAAGTAGCTGAGGAAACCAGCAACGTGATCGATCTAAAGCGTTTGGCAGGGCTGTAATCCAAGACATAATTAAAGGAGACTTAAATGTCACAAGAATTATTAGAAGGTCGTTGGGACGAAACTAAAGACGCACTCTTGGAGGGTTTATCCGGCTCCAAGCGTACATCCATGTCCGTTATCCTCGAAAACACAAAGAAATACTTGCGTGAGAATGCAAGTTCGGGTTCTACAGTTTCTGGTAACATCGCTACATTAAACCGTGTGATTCTGCCAGTTATTCGACGTGTTATGCCAACAGTTATCGCTAACGAGTTGGTAGGCGTTCAGCCAATGACAGGTCCAGTAGGCCAAATCCACACATTACGTGTTCGCTATGCACAAAGTTTAACTGACAACTCAGCAGCCGCCACAAGCGTCCAAGCTGGTCAAGAAGCTTTGAGCCCATTCACAATCGCTACAGCGTATTCCACAGTTCCACAGAATACAACTACTGCTACTGGTTACACCGGTAACAACACAGCGACCATGGAAGGCACAGGCGGTAAACAAATTTCCGTACAAATCTTGAAGCAAGCTGTTGAAGCTAAAACACGCAAACTCCAAGCTCGTTGGACATTTGAATCTGCTCAAGATGCACAAGCCATGCACGGTATTGACGTAGAAGCTGAAATCATGGCTGCTCTTGCACAAGAGATCACAGCTGAGATTGATCAAGAGATCTTGTTATCCTTGAGCACATTGGCTGCTACAGAGTACACATACAACCAAGCAACTGTATCAGGTACAGCAACATTCGTTGGTGATGAGCATGCCGCTTTGGCAGTGTTGATCAACCGCGTTGCTAACTTGATCGCTCAGCGTACACGTCGTGGCGCTGGTAACTGGGCTGTAGTAAGTCCGGCTAGCTTGACAGTATTGCAGTCTGCAACAACATCAGCTTTTGCTCGCACAACAGAAGGCACATTTGAAGCACCTACAAACACCAAGTTTGTTGGTACATTGAATGGCGCAATGCGTGTGTTTGTAAACAGCTATGCTGCTGACACAGCTTCTGTGTTAGTTGGATACAAAGGTACTAGCGAGGCAGATGCTGCCGCGTTCTATTGCCCATACATTCCTTTAATGAGCAGTGGTGTTGTTCTTGATCCATCAACATTCGAACCAGTCGTATCATTCATGACACGTTATGGTTTCGTTGAGTTAACCAACACAGCATCCAGCTTCGGTAACGCAGCTGACTACGTTGGCGAGATCGCAGTACAAAACTTGTCATTCTCTTAATCCAGAACGACAACTACCCAGGGATGGGAAGTTCAAGAAGCACCTTCGGGTGCTTTTTGTTTGGCTAAGTATTGCTATGCAATTATTAAAATCTGAATGCAGTCCCGGAGGAGCTACCTTTAATCCTGGATCTGTTTGCAATCTTGCTTGTGTAACGTGTGGCCCAGGTGCCAGCACACGATGGCAACGCGAACTTAACATTCCAATCATGCCCAGAAACCCTAAAGAAATTCCTCAAGACATTATCGACAGTGCTAGAACCCTTACAGGTATTGTCATTGGCGGTGGCGAACCTGTTTTAAATTTTAGTACAAAAGCATTGTTATTGTCATTGAATCCAAGTCAAAAAATCAGTGTACATTTCAATGGTACGGTTTTGCCAGACCAAGATTTTTTAGAGGCTTCAAAAAAATTTGAAAATATTTCGTATGTGTTTAGCATAGATGGCACAGAAGAACAATTTGAATATCTGAGGTGGCCGGCTAAATGGATTCGGGTTGTTGACAACATAACTAATCTGGTTCAGTCGGCACCTGACAACATAGAGTTTGGTGTAAACATCACTGTATCTCAGCTGAACAAACAATACCATCATCAGGTGGTTGATTGGGTGTTACAAACAATACCTCAGAACAACCAAGGCAAAAAAACCCATATTGGTTATAATCAAACCAATATGTTAACTCAAAGGTATTTGGACGAGCTTGATAAAAAACGAAATTTAAACTGGAGAACCCTATTTCCAAAAGCAGTGGCAGACATGCCGGCATAACATAAAAATGATTTTTACCTTGCCTACCAAACAGCCCAGAGTTACCCAAGGACCAATGTTGTACTTGGATCAGTTTTTTGGTGATCGTACTTTGTTGTTGCTGGACGAAGATACAGATGGTGTTGATTGGTCTCCACAACTACAACACATTGAAAAATTTGTTGCCAACAACCATATCACAACCATAGTAATACACGGTGCTATTAATCCAGTAAACATTGACCTTTCTCAGAATGCTCAAATTCCGTCCTTGATGGACATGCAGAAACAATTGTCCGGCCTGGCAACAACACACTTGCTCACTGGTGATTTTTATTACTACTACAATCCCACACCGGGCATTGTGTTCTTTCCTACATTTTTGTGGTTAAACAGTTCCAAGCTCATGGGAACGTATTTCAAAGAACGTGCTGACACAGTGTACAACATTGAGTTTGCGGAAAAAACCAAAACTCTAATGTGTTTGAACGCCAATACATCCTGGCATAGAATTTATTTGTTTTCTTTGTTGGCCAGCCAGGCCTGGATTGATCACATTGGCTACAGCTTTCATGCTCGCACAGGGCATTCACCCAAGTTGAGTTTTGAATCCAGACTGGATGAATTTGGAATCACACAGTACATGACACAGTCAGAACGAGCTCTCGCTAGGTCCTATGCCCATCTTTTGCCAATCACCTTGCCAGAGGATTCAATCACAGACAAAAGGAAAAGCAGTGTACACAGTTGGATCTATCAGAGTTATGCTATAAATCTTGTGACCGAAACCAGTTTGTCTGAAGGAGTGATGTTGACAGAAAAAATTTCTAAAACATTTACTGCCTATCAAATACCTATTTTAATTGCACCCCCTGGCTCGTCTCAGTTTCTTGAAGATCTTGGGCTAGACATGTTCGATGATTATATACCCTGGAAGACTTGGGATAATTTAACAGATCATAAACTCAGGATTAAAATGATTGTAGAATTTTTGGACAGCTTGTTATCTAGCCCCACAGCCGAACAAGATATTTTGT